TGATATTCTAGCCATTTATAATTTGTCTTTGTTAAATTTATCTATTGCGTTTGCATATACTTTATCAACGTAAGTAGATCGTTTTCCAATCTTACTTCTTTTAGCTGATATAGGCATATCTTCTTTGCCAATCAATATTTTGTATATTCTATTGATTAGCCGTTTGCCTTTCATAGATACTTTATATTTATTATGATCGCCTAAACGTCCATTTCCTTTATGTATTTTTTCTACCCAACCTTCTCGTTGAATTCTATAAAAGCGTTGGCGATCCCAATGATAGTACATCGTGCCATTTTGAAAATCTTTTATAGTAAAGTATTTAATAGGATCTAAATAAAATAACAATTCTAAATCTGATATAGTTATATCGTTTTCTTTACAAGCCCACCGTGATACGAGCCTATAATATTTAAGAAAGTCAACTTTTAATTCGCCTCTTTCTAAAAAATCACTCCTATCCATTATAATACGATTATAACGTCTTGCTCTTGTATAACTTTATATATGTCTTTACCAATTTCTATATTATGGCCAGCATGTCTGTCGTAATATATCCTGTCATTTTCATTTATACCTTTGACATCCGTACCGACAGACTTTACATCTGCCGTACGGTATCTTATATCTTCTCTGTGGTTTTCTGCTAAAAGCAGTCCACCTTCTGTTTTTTTAATATCTTCTTTAATTTCGGATATAATAATGTATCTACCTATCGCCTTCATAATCTCTAACATTTGAAATTACACAATCAGTTGATAGAATAGTTGTTGCTACCGAAACTGCATTTTGTAGTGCAGACTTAGTAACTAGTACTGGATCAATGATTCCTGCTTTACGCATGTCTTTAATCTTCCCATCTGTTACATCTACTCCTGCTCCCCATTTATCTAAATGTCTATAATCCGCTGGATCTAGCCCAGCATTATTTAAGATACGTACAAATGGTGAATGTAATGCTCTTTTTATAATCTCTACCCCAATCTCTTCACCTTCATTAGACGTGTTAGCTTTTAAAGTACTAGATAAAAAACATAATGCTGAACCGCCTCCAGGAAGTATACCTTCTTTTTTAGCAGCGCGAACTGCGTGTATAGCATCATCAACACGATCTTTCTTTTCAGAAACTTCCACTTCAGTGTCACCACCAACATAAACAATAGATACGCCTCCATTTAAAATAGCTAGCCTGCTTTCTATATGTGGCCGCATAATGTGGTGTTCTTCTTCATCTAATTGAGATTGCAAATACTCTACGCGTTCTTTAACTCCATCTGCCGCTTCTGCAATGGCTAGAGTAGTCCCGTCGTTATCTATGATGGCCTTATCGGCTCTTCCTAGCACTTCAGGGGTGATATTATCTAGAGAGTCTCCTAAACCTTCGTCAATAACAGTAGCACCCGTTAGAAGGGCAATATCATCAAGTACATCCTTCCGCTTCAGTCCGAATGATGGAGGATCAATAATATTGCACTTAATATTGCCCTTTACGTGGTTCATGGCTAAAGCAGACACGACTTGTTGATCGCAAGGAGCAATGAGCAGCAATGATCTATTGGACTTGATTGCGTGCTCTAATATTGTTTGTATACGTCTAACGTTTGAAACTTCAGACGAACATAAGAATATAAGTGGCTTGTCTAGCTCGCTTAATTCTTTTTCTTTATTTGTATGAAAATACATACTTTTAGTGGTAGACTTAATGTGTGTCCCATCAACCGCTTCAATGTAAGTTTCATTACTTGGACTTGTTTCCATTGTAACTACTCCGTTATCACCAGCTAGCTTAAAAGCTTCAGCAATAAAGTCACCTAACTGTGGATCATTATTAGCGGATATACGGGATACATGATTTAACCGCTTGTCATCTACATCCACACCTTTCTTATTAAGTGCATCTATAGTAAGCTTGGTAAACGCTAGCATACCGTTTTTAACATCTCGGAAAGAGTATTTCTCTGCATCTAAATCAAAGTAATTTTTAATTACCGACTGTGCTAACACTGTTGAGGTTGTTGTACCATCACCGGCTTTTGATGCTGTTTGTCTGGATGCTTGCTTAAGCATAGTCACACCTAGGTTCTCTACTGGGTCTTCTAGGTTTATATAGTTTGCTACAGTTACACCATCCTTTGTAACGTGAGGATTACCGAAGTCATCTTCTAATACTACTGTACGACCAGACGCGCCTAACGTACTGCCCACTGCTTCTGCTAATTTGTTTATTCCTGAGATTAGTCCGTCCTTAGCTTCTTTCTTAAAGCTTAGTTCTTTGACTATCTTCGGGGATCCGAATTGTATTGCCATTTAGTTTGATTTAATTAAATAAAATTTATAAGATATATGTTAGCAGTTCCATTTACGGCGTGCTGCTCTACCACGCTCTGATTTCCATGATTTGGATCTAGCACAAAATGCTTTACGACGTTTTGCTGCTTTGCTGCCTTTCTTAAGTTTAGAGGGCGGAGTTGTTACAGCAGTTTTTAATTTGCTGCCCGGATTGTCTTTTCTATACTTAGCTACACCTTTAGCTGTCATTCCACCACCAGCTTTACTGCCTGAGCCGCTACCCGATTTAACCTTAGCATAATAACCTTTAGATTTTTTACGAGATGGTGCTTTGCCTTTCTTCCGTGTTAGTGGAGTGGGTGCTGCACAAGTGCACGGGGCGTGCTTTGCTGTTAATGGTATTGCTTTCATGTAGTGTTGTATTTCTTAGTTCCTTTACCGTGACCACCTCTATTAGCTGCGACGCTAACAAATTTTTTCTTATTGTGATCCCAATCTTTACCTTTTATATTTATCCCCCTCTTAAGTGCCGAGCGCCTTTTCTTTTGATTCTCCGCCTTCATAGCTCTACGCCGGGGAGTTTTAGCATATGCAAGGTCACGGGCCGCTTTTTTCTTACGGGCCGCAGGAGATAATTTTTGTGGCATTAGGGTCTTGGCGTAAGATCTGTTCCTGGTGCTACTTTAGGTGCAGCTGGTTTTGGAGCTGGCTTATCTTTTTTTACTTCTTTTACTTTTTTATCTTCTGACATAATATTATTTTTTATATGATTTAGACTTACCTCCACAAAATCGCAGTGTTGGTGCTAATTTTTGTGCCCCTTCATTACTTGGATCAGTAGCCGCTTCTTGTATGGCAGCTTTAAAATTAGATGGTGCTTCTTGAGATATTTTTCTCGGGTAAGGCGATTGGAAACGCATTGCCATACTTTGTGACGGCATTTCGTCATCTCTTCTATCTATGTTTGGCATTACTTCTTAGTTTTATAATTAATTTTCTTAATCGGTCCGCTTTTAGCAGCAGCACGTCCACCCATTTTTTTAATAACAGCAGGTATTACAGTTGTTCCTTTCTTTCCCATGATTATTTCTTTTTAGTTTTCTTTCTTATACTTGAGGTACGTTTACCCATACCAGTTCTTTTCTTTTCAGCAACAGCTTTCTTTTTCTGCGCTGCAGACATCTGTGACCATGCCACAGGAGTGTTCTTATTGATCCGGACTGACGGCCTGCACTTCTTTATACCTTTGCGTTTTGCAGAGCCACACGGGTTGCCTTTTTCATCCGTCCATTTTTCTTTAAACCAACGCTTGAGGTTAGCGCCGGATTTTGTTTTACGCACAGCCATTACAATGTAGGTCTTATACTTGGAAAACTATCTGTTGACGGCCAATCCCTAAGGTTAGCTCTATATGTTAAATTCGTAGCTCTTTCCGGGTGGTCTGTTATAGTTATGATCCAATCCGTGCTTTTAAGCTCTTCGTCTCTCCATTTACGTTGTAGAATTTCAAGATTTTCTACGCTCATCTCTATTATTTCTATATTTTCTTCTTCAGAAACAGCGTCACCTAAATTTGAGTACACTCCGGTTAATTGATCGTTTGTATATAGTAAATATTTCATATATTATTTATTCTAGTCTTACCCATATTGGAAATTTAAATTTGCTTCTTTTATCTCCAGCAACTAGGCTAGTATGATGTTTATCGGGGTAGGTTCCCGTTGTTCTTTGCCCAGCAGTAGTTCCAGTCCCACCAGCTCCGAAAGATACACTTTGGTCACGTATATCGTAATACATTGGCCTCACGTACCCTTGTGCCCCTACTACGCTAGATAAATTTCTTTTGGCTACTGTAGCTGGATATTCAACTAAATACATTTTAGTTACAGTCACACCTGGGTTTGCTACTGTTTCGAAGCCGTCTACTCTTACAATTGCCCAGAAACTAGGGTCGTTGTCGGCAGAATCAAATGCAAGCACTCCTCTAGTCCGTGAGGGAGCTGTAGCCCCTATAACCGCTGGCTCGCCTACTATATCATTAAGATTAGTTAAGTTCCAATCAAAAGATGATACTACGCGCGACTCAACAGAGCCGTTCGAGGTGTAAGTAGTTTGGGAATTGCTTGGCCCCATTTGAGCTTTTGGAAAGCTGTTATAAGAGGTGCCGTTAGCTGTGTTTAAAGCGTCTAAAGCCGCTTGAGCAGCTGAAGCTGTATCATATTGAGCGCCAAAGCCTACAGGGGTTGCTCCGGCATAGGATGTGTCATCTATGTAATTCGTATTATTCCAGGAGGCGCTGCTTGGTCCGGCTGATCCATCCTCGTATGTCCACTGCATTGCTAATTGGTTTTGAGCCAACCCAATACCAGATCGCATCGAGCCTGTTGCGTGGTCTATTGCTGTGTAGTAGTGTCCACCGGGGTATATGTACCCATAAATAGTTACATAACGTAACTCAAAAGTATTTGATGATGGTATAGTAGCATTCCCAGATGTACTGCCGCTAATGTGAGCCGCACCGCTTGACGACGCCCAAGCATCAGGATTTACTTTCATCCACCCTGTCCATCTTTTTGAATTTGAGTTTACTGCCATTCCGTAATAAAGAGGATTACTGCTTCCAGAACCAGTTTGTTTGTACACACCGCTTGAAAAGAGTCCCGAATTAAAACTAGTATCTACAGTACCTGATTTATTTATAACCATAAGGCCTGATTCTGTGCTACTGTTACCAAACGCCACTAGTATTTTATCAGCTAATAAACCTTTCCCCATTACGTAAGAAAGTCTCCCACTACTAGAAAAAGAGGCTGGGATACTAGAACCAAAAGGAAATTCATGGTGTGTCATAACACCCGTGGATTTATTTGTTATATAAAGTCCTCTGCCCGCTGATTGAGAGTGTATAAAGCTTGAGTATATATGTGTATCGTCTCCTCCAAATGGGATGAGATACAAGGCTAATTGACCAGTATTCACACTACTCGATGTTAACCTTGTAAGAGCGGTTCCAGCTTGAATTTCAACCGAGCTTCTTACTACGTTCTCAATACTTGTTACAGCATTTTCGTTACCTAATAGTTGCCCATTCACGCTGTCAGCCGTCATGGGAGGAAGAATATTTTCCGGATAAGCATTAGCTGAGGTCGACACGGTAGGTATGGTTATACCTGTTCTCAGGTATTTACCGTCGTTGTAATTAATTATAAAATTAGTAGTGGGGTCATTTGTAGCTGTACCATCTTGGTTAATTGCTACCAAATCACCAGGCTGGGAACCTCCCCCTCCGCCTAATGCTTTTGCTCCTAAATAAATTCCCATATTATTATGTTGTTATATATAATGTCGATGCATCATAACTGCTAAGTGCATCATACTCTGCTTGTGTTAGCGTTACTACCTTAGCTATAGTAGAATCTACTATTGAGTGGCTTATTTGCGTTAATGACATATTATTTTTTCTTTAATTCCTTATAAGCTGCTTCTCTGTCGTCAAAGTCCAAAGCCGCTTTAAGAATGATCTTATCCATTACATTATCTTGGTTCTCTAAGATAGTTTTCTGTAGATCGATGATCATATGCTCTAGGTTATCTTTAGCTGCAACCAATGAGTCTATCTGATCGTTCTTCTTTTCTATTTCTGTTTTAAGCGCGTTTACATCATCCGGTTTAGATCCGGTGATAGTAGACACTACTAATCCTATAGAAGCCGATATGGTACCTATGAGCATCATTACAACTTCTTTGTTTGTATCCAATACTGGATACTTCATTAAAATAAATATGATAGACATAACCAATAGGAATATAAATAACGATCCTATGTAATGCCTTAATTCTTTAGCGACTCCGTTAGTAGGTAGTTTCATATCTATCTATTCTTTTTTCTACATTTAGCAATAGCTCCAGAGGCATAAGCGCTCGGGAATACTTTGTATTGTTTCTTTACTTTATGATAGCACGCATCCTTCTTAAATAAAGGTGACGTGGCTGTTGGTCTCTTCTTTGCCATGGGGTAGTAATTTACATGTTTGTAATCATAAGGGCACCTTAGTCCAATGAAGGTTACCAGGTACCCTATGACTCTACTTTGAATAGTGCAACGATCTGTACGTTCACTGCCTCAACCACTTCCTAGGTGGTATCTGAAAGGAACTAAGCAAAAAGCAACTATATGACACCTGCCTCGATGGGGCAGCCTTAACACAACGTGTCCATTAAGGTAGCGATTCTTCTGTAGTTACTTTTTCTTCTTCTTGGCAGCAGCATCTAAGAATCCTCTTTCATATTCTAACTGCTTCTCCATATCAAGAATGCGATCCTCAAGAT